CGCGACGACCCCGACCTGGTTCGCCGCCAGCGCGAAGCGCGGCGGTCCTGTGTCAGTTCAGCCAAGACGGCCTGCCACGCGGTCTTTTTGGAATGCGCCGCGAACCACCGCGACTGGCCAAGCCTCCACCGTCAATATCTGTCCATGGCGCGCCTGGTTCGCGGCGTTGGGAAACTCCCATAACGCAAACGCCGCCTCTGTTCGTGGTCAGAGGCGGCGCTTCGCGAAACAACTTCATGGGTTTTGGACGGTTCTTTATACTATAGGCCGCCCTGCCCTCCAAACATAAAACGCTGGCCTCGCATCCCAAGGCCAGCGCTTCATGATTTGCATACAGAGAGAATTACGGGAGGGTAAGCTGCCGTGCCTTACGTATCTTCCGAGGGAACGTTCGGCACAACTGTTGTAAATGTTGTTTCTGACGTTTGCAACATTAAAAACAAAAACGCCGCCTCTCACTGGGGAGGGACGGCGTCTTGCTTGGCTTCCAACCTCTGGCAGGCTCTACCAAACGCCCTACTTAAAAAGGGTCTATTTAATCTGTAGCGACGGTCTTGGGGCAGTCCCCGAAGGGGCGGGGTCTATGCTTACGCACTGGGGCCGAGACCGCCGGTGTGTTAGCCCCGGCCCCAATGCTTTCGACGTGGATGTCTATAAGCCTCACAACTATAGCGGCTATTAATTCCATATGCAAGCACAAGGTCCAGAAAAATGACTGACAATGCAATTGATCCGCACCCGGATGTTATTGGGAAGATCTTTGGAAAGCTAACTGTCCTTGAATTTGAAGGTTTTAAGGCTAGGCGCGGGTTCCCTATTCCCCGTTATGTTACTGTTTGCATATGCAATCGCAAAAGAAAGGTATTTTTCCCGGACTTAGACCGGAAAGGGGGAGAATATTGTCCGTATTGTCATACTCTAAAAGTCAAACAAGAGACGGCTTTGCGGGACCGGGCCAAAGGCATAACGCAACATGGGCGCATGCAGGCAGAAGCCAAGAAACAAGCCCAAGCGGCGATCACCAAGAAATATCAGATCGATCTGGAGCGTGTTACCCGCATGCTTCTCAACGACCGCGAATATGCGCGCACTGGAAAACTCCTCTACGAGGACGGCCGACCCGACGAAATGCCCCCGGACAAAGCCAAGCTGGACCCGCGCGCAGCGGTTCAGGCGACCATGGCGCTTGGCGCTATGCATGGCCTGGTCACGAAACGCACGGAGGTCACTATCGTTGACTCCGTCGAGAGAATGCGGGATGACGAGCTTATTGACTTTATTGACAAGTTAAGATCAAAGTTGGAAGGGTATAAAACAATAGAACTCAATTCGGTTCGTGAGTTGCCGTTAATCGAGCAACCAGTTCCTGAAATTATTGGCTATGAGGACGAGGACTAACGTCAAAAAAGTCGATACTTCTTATGACGTCTCCCGAGTTCTCAATACGCTTAATTCCACACGGAAAACTCTCGAAGTTATGGCGACAGCCATGCTTCACCTTCAACTCCGAAGGGAACGCGAGTTACAACAGGGATCGGGGGGTCTCCTCCATTTCGTTCGGTACTTCTGGCATGTCCTAGAACCAAACCGCGAATTTGTAGACGGTTGGGTCTTAGAAGCCATGTGCGAACACTTGGAAGCGGTGAGTCGCGGTGATATAACGCGTCTTCTTATTAATGTTCCCCCCGGTTCAATGAAATCGTTGCTTACCAACGTTTTCTGGCCAGCATGGGAATGGTCGGCGTTCGACCGTCCAGGAACCCGCTATATTTCCTTCTCGTACTCCTCCCTTCTGACCGAGCGCGATAACCAGCGGTTTATGGATTTGATCGAGTCCCCGGACTTCCAAGCCATGTGGGGGCACAAATTCAAACTGCGGTCGAAGGGCGTAACGAAAGTATCCAACGACAAACACGGTTGGAAATTCGCAAGCTCCGTGCGCGGAACCGGCACCGGCGAGCGAGCCGACCGGGTCCTTTGCGACGATCCCCACAACATTAAGGAAGGCGAGAGCCAGACGATCCGCGAAGAAACGGTGCGCTGGTTCCGCGAGGCCATGGCCAACCGTCTAAATCACATGACTCAATCCGCGATTATCGTCATCATGCAGCGCGTCCATACCGACGACGTCTCGGGGTCGATAATCGACCGGGAGCTGCCCTACGACCACCTGATGATCCCCCTTCTGTACGAGGAAGGCCGTCATTGCTGCACGTCAATCGGCTGGGAAGACCCGCGCCAGATCGACGGCGAGAACTACTGGCCCGAACGCATGCCGCCCCAGGCCGTCGAAGAGGCGAAAGCAATGGGCGACTTTGCTTTCGCGGCTCAGTATCAACAGCGGCCAGCGCCTCGTGGCGGCGGTATATTCCGTGAAGAGTGGTGGAACATTTGGGACCCCAAGGACGGTAAATACCCGACTTTTGACTTTATTATCGCTTCTTGCGATCCGGCATACACGGATCGCGACGAAAACGACCCATGCGGATTCGTTATACTAGGGTTAAACTATAAAGACGACGGAACCCCGCGCGTGTTCCTGGTCGCGGCCTGGCGCAAGTGGTTGCTCCTCCACGGTCCTGAAACCCGCCGCGAACTCGGCGAGCCGCCCGAAGCATACGAAATCAGGCAGAAAGAAAGCTGGGGCGTATGCGAATGGATTGCTCACTCTTGCAAAAGGTTCAAGGTTGATAGACTATTAATCGAGGCGAAAGCGTCGGGGATTTCCATTGCCCAAGAAATGGAAAGACTCCTGTTTGAACGAGATTTCGGTATCGAACTCGTTAATCCGGGTAAATCCGACAAGTCAGTCCGCGCAAATCGTGTGCAACATATTTTCGCGGCGGGAATGGTGTACAGGCCAGATCGTAAATGGTCCGAAATGGTCCAAGACGAAATGGCGGCGTTCCCGAAATCGAGATATGACGACTTGCTAGACGCCATGACACAGGGGTTATGGTGGTTACGCAACCGGAGAATGCTTGAGACGAAGGCAGAGCTTAAAGCGGCTAACGTAGTTCCTACGGGAGTTCCGAAAGATCACGTCCCGCTTTACCCCATGTAAGGGATCGCTTTCGTGACAGACGCGGCGTTTGACTTCTCAAACTACTTCAACCCGGCCCGCCAACAGGCGGGGAACGTCCAGAAGACGGACGACGGGTCAGTTATTTTCGAGGAAGGCGACGGCTCGGTTGTAATCGAGTTCAACCCCAAAAAATCAAACTCCGAAGCCTCCGCCGAGGACCACGACGCCAACCTGGCTGACTTCGTGGACGACGGCGAGCTGGGGCGGCTCGCCAGCGATCTGATAGAGGGCGTCGAGGAAGATCGGCGCAGCTCGGCGGAATGGCTGCAAACGCGGGCGAACGGGATCGCGCTGCTCGGCCTGAAGATCGAAAACCCCCGAACCGACGCGGCGGGATCGGCTCCCCTTGAAGGTATGTCCACCGTTCGCCATCCCCTCCTCGCCGAGGCCTGCTTCCACTTTCAGGCCAATGCATCCGGCGAGTTCTTGCCCACGGAGGGCAAAGCCAAGGTTATGACCTACGGCGCCCAGACGGCGTATAAGGACATGCTCGGGGAAAAGCTTGAAAAGGCTTTGGACTGGTATCTGACTGTAAAAGCTACAGAATATGTGCCAGACACCGACCGGCTGCTCTTTATGACGGGGTATTCTGGGCAATCGTTTAAAAAGGTCTACGACTGCCCCCTCCGCCGCCGCCCCGTCAGCGAAATGGTGGACGCCGAGGACCTTGTCGTCAACAACACGACTGTTGATATGCAAACCGCCATGCGCGTAACGCATATTATCAAAATGAATCAAGTTACTTTCAAGCGTATGCAACTTGTTGACGCGTATCGTGACGTAGACGTTGCGGCTCCTGACGCGAATATTAGCGCCTACGAGGCCGCTAAAGCCAGGATGGAAGGAATAAATCTAAATGTTACCCGCCCAGAGGACCAGGACCGCACTATCTACGAGTGCTATACGTTCATAGACCTCATGGGATTTGAGCACCACCGCGACGGCAAGCCGACCGGCCTCCCCCTCCCCTACCGCGTAACGATTGATCTAACGTCTCGGGAAATCCTGGAAATTCGCCGGGATTGGGAGGAAGGCGACGAAGATTTCAACCGGAAGCAGATATTTGTCCCGTTCGGTTTCGCGCCGACGTTCGGATTTTACTGCACCGGACTCCTGCAAATCCTTGGAAATGCGACGGTCGCTGTGACTGGCGCTTGGCGTCTGCTCTTGGACGCGGGAATGTTCGCCAACTTCCCCGGCTTCCTTTACGCCAAGAACGGGGCGAAGCAGGCCAACAACACTTTCCGCATAGCGCCAGGCTCGGGGTCCCCGGTTGACGTTCCCGGAGGCGTCAAACTCGCCGACGCGATCATGCCTTTGCCCTACAAAGGTCCCGACCCGGCGCTTATGCAGCTCGTGGACAATATCGCCGCCGCTGGTCAGAAGCTCGGCGGAACGGCGGAGCTGCCCACCGCTGACGGCAAAACCGACGTGCCAGTGGGGACCATGCTCGCCGCTATCGAGCAGGCGGGAAAGATTTTGAACGCCGTCCACCGCCGTCTTCATGCAGCTCAAGCGGTGGAGTTTGGCTTACTTCTCAGGCTCTTACGCCGTCGTCCTGAGGTTTTGCTTCAATACGACCCAGACGATCCGAACTGGACGCAAGAACTCGTTATTAGAGCGCTTCAAAACTACACGATAGTTCCGCGCGCCGATCCGAATACGCCGTCCCATGTCCATAGGCTTATGAAAGCCGTAGCGCTTGGAACCATAGCCCAACAGACGCCGCCTGGCGTTTTCGACCCGGTAAAAGTTGTCCGTCGTATATTGACCATGATGCAGATAGACGACGTAGACGACCTATTCATGCAGCAACAACCCGGTCAACAGCAGCCGAATCCTGAGGAAATCAAAGCCAAGACGGTTGCAATGACGAATCAAACAAAGTTGCTTGATATTCAGACGCGCGAACGCGAAACACAGGCGCGGCTCGCGTCGCAGCGCGAAATTGAGCAAATGAGGATTGCGGAACGTCTCGCGGTTCACCCCGACGCTGGCGCGATTCTCCAGGCCGAGACCGGACAACCAGGAAACATTACATGACAAAAGTAGTTATCGAAGGCGTAGAGTACGATTTGGAACCGCCGTTTATAACAACAAACGATATTCAGGACGAAATTGATACAGAAATGTATTTCAATTTCCCGAATACGCCGGTTACTATTTGTTGCCTTAAGTTCAAAAATGGGGCTTACGCCATAGGAAAGTCTATGTGCATTAACCCAAAGAACTTTAACGACGAACTTGGCCGCCAGTTGGCGCGAGCTAACGCGTTCAACGAGGCCTTCCCCATGCTCGCTTACGGCGTGTTGGAGGGCATGCGCCCCGAGCCGATTATACCGGGCGCGCCCTACTCTGAACCCACAATCACCCCCGAAAACGTCGGCGATATCCGCTGGATTGACGGCGGCGCCGATCTGGCGGAAGCCGTTCAATTTCTGGCTGGGATCGAGGACCGAGCGGAAGGCGAAGTGACCGTCGAGTATATGGGCCTTGGCGATC